CGGGGTGGTTGATTCCCCCCAATCAGAACTTAACATCGCGGATGTGTCAACAGACGACCTTCGCGAAGCAATAGCAACGCAACCCGAAGAGGTACAAGAACCAATGGCGGAAGAGACTGTGGAGCAATCCCAGGAACTGGCGCAAGAGGAAGTTACTACTTTGGAGGAGGTTCCTTCTGCTACCCCCGAAATGGGAGAAACAGAAGAAGAGAAACTAGCCAAACGCCGTATTAGGCCAAAAAGCGAGTTAGACCAACAAGTCATAGATCTTTACAGATCTGAAGGATTTAGAGGTACATTCGCAGATGCGTCTTCTATAATATATGGTCAAGTATCTCAACCGAATCAACCATTACCGCAACCAGAGCAACGGGCTGAACCAGTCCAAGACCCTTTTGAAGCGGAAACGGGAAAGCTAAATAACGAAATTCAGGAACTCGAAACTAAGGTTAAAGAAGCAGCCGAAGATTTAGACACCCTTCAAGCTCTCAATTTACAAAGAGAGATTATGAAAAGGGAACTTCAACTTCAAAACTTACAAGGCCGGAAGGAGCGGGAGGATGAGCGACGCTATGAAGCGCAGCAAAACACCCAACGCAGTAAAGCGGAGGAGAGTAGAGACAGAGCTTTCGAATCTTACCCCGAACTGTCGGATAAATCCACAGTTTACAGGAAAGAATTCGACCACTTTGTGGCTAAAGCACAGCAAAATTCCGACTATCAAGCGGTATTTAGCTCACCTAGGTGGCCCGAAATTATCGCACATGATTTCGCAGCTAGGAAAGGCTCTTTTTCTCAACCGGTTCAACCGGCTCCACAAGTTGAGCAGCGTCAAGTTAGACCAACCTTGGGCAACCAAGCAAAAGTTTTAACAACTGGGCAAGCCGCACAACCCGTACAGCAACCACAATCGGCGGAAGCGATCTTAAATAATGTGGGGGATATAACAAATGAGCAACTGTATCAAATGTTAGGAACCCCAGATGGAAGGTCGTTTCTTCGATAAACAATATCTAACAACATTAATTCTTAATTATCATGGCAAATAAAGCATCAGCAGCAGCAGCACAAGCAGGCGGCGGCAACTCCCCAGGGGGTACCGGCAATGTCGACTTGATGAATGTAAATACTAATTACTCAGGAGATATCTTCGGGGATTCAAACTTGCGCACCAGACTCTGGTCCGAGCTTGTAACCCGTGACGCTCGTGAGAAAAATGTATTTTCAAAATTTATCGGATCCGAAGGATCTGGTTCTCCAGTAGTGGAAAAACGCGATCTTAGCGCAGGCGGATCAGACAAGGTAACTTTTACAACAGTTGCTCCAATTCGTGGACAGGGCGTTCGTGGGGAAGAAATCCTCAAGAACTCAACTGGTAAGCTCAAATTTGGAACATTTAGTGTTGAAGTTGATCTTATCAGACACGCAGTAGCTTGGACACAAGTTATCAAACTTATGCGTTTCACAGGTAAAACCATTGACCAGCTTTCAGCCGAAGTTATGTCCGAGTGGGCAGGGCGCACTGAGCAGGATCATATTCAAATGGTTCTTCGTGACACTTGCTTAAACACCGCTACTTCTAACCTTATCTCAGGTTATGGTGCAGGGTCTAATCTTCAATACACAGAAGGTCTTAGTACTGACATCATTCAAGAAGCCAAACAAGCATTGATCGCCCAGGGTGGTGAGCCAATGAATGTTGGTGGTGATGACAAGACTGAAATCCCCGGTTACTTGTTCTTTGCACCAGACGCAGTTCTTCGTCCACTTCGTTCAGACCCTGACTACCTCGAATCTATTTTACAAGCTGACGAGCGTAGCGGTTCTAACAAGTTGTACAGCGGTAACTACGCAATGTGGGACGGTAATGTAATTGCTAACCATAATGTGTTGATTGACACAGCCGACGGACGCCAAGGTTCTCCTTTGCTTCCAACAGCTTTGACAACCGCGTCTTTTTCTCCAGCTAACGCTGGGGATTTAACTCTTGGTAATGATACATTTGCTAATTTCCTCGGTTTTGACGCTAGAATTCCTGGCGCAGGCGGAGCAAACTACAATGTATCCTCAGCTGGGTACTTCCTTATCGTAGCACCTAACGGATCGTACTCATGCTTCGGTTATGGATCTAACGACGGAGCTTCTCTTAAAACTCTTGCTTACAAAGACATCAAAAGTAGCAGCGGTCAAGGGCCAAACCAAGTTTCCAACGGAACAGCATTCCCCGCCGGATCAATGATCTATCAGTGTAACGCCGCTGGTACTCCGATCGGGTATGCATTGGCAATGGGTAAGAGTGCATTATACTACGCTAAAGGTGCAGTATCGAACGAGCAGATCTTCCATTATGACGACTTCGCCAACTCCGGCAACGAAGCACACTTGTCAGCTGTAGGTATTCAGTCCGTTTACGGAATGGCTGCTTATCAAGACACCAACGGAAGAATTCCAGGTGTTCAGCTTGTCGAAGCGGTTCGTCAAATCCCCGGATTTAGCTATTAAGCTTTTGAGAATATCCACCATATTCTTGCAATCCTAAC